CCATTGGTTTAATGGCGCGCGGCTTTGCGTTAAACAACCGTTGCCGGTTCTTGCACATTTCAGCGTCACACGATCTTGCATTGAAAAACAGCGCCGATGCGCGCACGATATTAAAATCAAAACCGTTTCAAGATATGTGGCCGATTAAAACCCGCGACGACACTGACAGCAAATCAATCTGGTTAACTGAAGACGGCGGCGGTGTACGCGCTGCGAGTAGCAACGGTCAGATCACAGGGTTTGGTGCTGGACTAATGGAGCCAGGTTTTAACGGCGCAATGATCATCGACGACCCGTTAAAACCTAAAGACGCGCATTACCCTAACATTAGGGACATGATTAACACCAATTACAATGAAACCTTTGCGAGTCGTTTAGCTTGGGAGAAAACGCCGGTGATCATTGTTATGCAGCGCATTGACTACAATGATCTAAGTGGCTATCTATTGCGAGGCGGTAGCGGTGAAAACTGGCACCATCTTGAATTGCCCGTCATCATTGACAACGCGCTTGCATACCCTGAAGAGAACACACACGGCGTGGTAATTCCCCACAATTTACCTGACGGCTGGTTGTGGCCCGAAAAGCACAACGACAGCCATTTGAATAAATTGAAGTCAAACCGCCGTGTGTGGCACGCGCAATACCTGCAGCGCCCGCCCAGGTTCAACGCTGAAGGCGCGTTGTGGAATGAAACATTGATCATGAATGCGCACATGATGAAACAACCCTGGAAGTTAAAGCGCACCGTTGTCGGCTTTGACCCCGCCACCACTAACAAAAAAGAGTCAGACAGTCACGGCATAGTCGTGGCTTCATCTTATACTGACGGGAACTATAGCGTTGACGCTGATTACACCAAGCGCATGAGCGTCAACGATGCTTGCTTGGCTGCTATTTACGCCTATGAACAGCACGACGCTGACGCCATTGTTGTTGAAACTAACAACGGCGGTGATTGGATAGAATCAAGCTTAAGAAGTGCAGGATTTAAAGGCCGCATTATAAATCGCACAGCGTCAAAGGGTAAATATGCCCGTGCTGAACCGATAGCGGCGCTGTATGAGCAAGGATTAGTCAAACACCGTACAGGCTTGCACGAACTTGAAGGCGAATTGATGGAATATGTGCCCACAACAGCAATGGCTTCACCAAACAGGTTAGATGCTGTAGTATGGGCACTTAATGAACTATCAAACACCGGTGAAGTGCAAGCCGGTGGCTTTAGCTGGGATTAATTAAATGGCCAGGAAGAAAAAAGCAGAAGTGATTGACCTGCAATCACATCAAATGCAAACCAACACAATGGTTGCCGCTATACGCAACGCCATACAATCAACAATACCGTTTTTTAATGGCCGCACCGGCCAAGGTTCATCGTATGGCATATCACCTGACGGTAAACGCAACTATAACAAGTTGTTTGGTTATGGTAGTTCTTTAACATTTGACGATTACTACCAAATGTACAAGCGCGGCGGCATAGCCAACGTTATTGTCACAAAAATTGCGCGCGCTTGCTGGCGTGATGTGCCCAAATTAACGGTTAATGATGAACCTGTACTTGAACAGGAAATGAAGCTTTTGCAAAACATGGGCATGTTCAGAATGCTTGAGCGTGCCGACATTTTAAACAGAATCGGCAAATTTTCAGTGTTGGTGGTGGGCATACCTGACGGCAATGATCTGACAGAACCGCTAGGTAGTGCAAGCAATTTTGATGACGTATGGTTCAAGCCTTACACATACGGTGGGACACAAATTACACAATGGAACCGTGACAAAACAGACAAGCGATACATGGAGCCATTAATTTATCAAGTGCAGGTGCAAAACTACGGCGACAAGGAAAAAGACGTTGATCAACAATCGCGTGACGTTTATTTTGAACGCGTCGTGCATTTGGCTGAAGGTGCGTTGGATTCTAACCTAGAGGGCACGCCAGCACTTGAGCCTGTATACAACGCCTTGATTGACAAAGACAAATCAAGAGGCGGTTCAGCTGAGGCATTTTTCATCAATGCCCGCCAAAAATTTGCATTAAAAGCAAAAGAAGGTGCAGCGGTTGACATGTCTGCCGATGCAAAATCAGCATTAAAACATGACGTGCAAGCGTTCACTAATGAGTGGCAGACGTTCATGCGACTCATGAACATGGACGTTGAGCAGTTCCAAGCAACTATTGCTTCACCACGTGACACTTTTGACGTTGCTATTGAAGAAATTGCAGGTGTAACGGGTATCCCTGTTCGCATTTTAACCGGTGCGGGCGCGGGTGATATGGCCGGTAGCAATGACAAAGCGGCTTGGAATTCGCTTGTTGCAGATCGTCAAGAGTCCTTTTGCACACAAACGCTACTTGACACATTAAAAATATTTGATCAAGCAGGCATGATTAATTTACCACAAAATGTAGTAGTTGAATGGCCCGTTGCACCCGCTCCGAATGCTAAAGAGCAAAGCGAAGTTACACGCAACGACGCACAAGCATTATCCGCATTGCTATCGGGACTATCCACACCCGCCGGTGATGAAATTGAGATTGAAAGCGTGCTTCAACAATTTGGTTTTGACGATGTAAAAACAGACAGCACACAACCACCACGCACAGAGGTTGAATAGAAAATGGCATTTAATAAAGCTTTGAAATTTTTAGATTTGACCACAGAAAGTGAAATAATTTTACTTAGCGAGGGTGACACCGAACAAGTGCCAAACCCTGAACGCATTTTAAAAGAACTCGCACACAATTTTGTGACGGTCAATTCATTCGACTCAAGCGGTCAGCCCGCAAATGCATCCACTGGCACTTATGATGTCTATGTTGAACTGGTTGACGGTGGCGGGTTTGCTGCTGTAGAGGGTAGCATTGACGCTACAAAAACAGGCGGCGACGCTCTGGTCAGTGACGGTGATGCACAGGTTGTATCATTTGACGCTAACCCGTGCCGTATTAAAGTCATTGCAAATGGTGTCGCAGGTGTTGAGCAAGCCGCTGTGATCGTCAACCAGAATGCAACTTAAGGGGTAAATCATGACAGTTTTAAACCCTGCTTATGGTAAAACCGGCGGCGCACCTGCTGACTTGGGTGACATTGGTAACGTTGACACATCAGGCGTTCAAAATAATTGGCAGTTATATTGGGACACCACAAGTCAAACTTGGATTGTTAAACCCCGTGATGGTGGTTTTCGTGGCACATACGCTGACCCCGCAGCATTAAACGCTGCAGTGCCTGACGGCGTACCTGGCGACTGGGCTGAGGTTTTATCAACCAATACGGTTTGGACTTGGGCAACATCGTGGGTTGATTCTGGTACGCCGACAATGGGCGACATGAATAAGGCCATTTATGACCCGCAAAACATCAATGGTGATGCCTTCGACCGCGCAAACATGACCGGCCTGCAAGCAATTTCAACTATTACAGGGCTGCAAGCGCTGCTTGACTCAAAGGTTGCAGGAATCACGGCGGGCGATCCGACAATCACCATTGGTGGAACACCAACAAACCCAACAATTGCGGTTTCTGCATCCGTTATCAGTGACATTGCGTCAAAAGTGGCAGGCGTTAACCCTGCTGATACATCAATCACCATTGGTGGAACACCAACAAACCCTAGTTTTAAACTTTCCGACGCCTTACAATCAACAATAGCTTCAGCACTGCAACAAGTCACAAGCAATGACACATTGTCAGGATTAGGCACAACGGGTTCACCTTTAGGTGTACAACAACTATTCGCATTGCGCGACTCGGCTGACCAATCATTGTGGCGAACAGGCCAAACAACTGAGGGTCTAATCAACCAGGGTGCCGCGCTTGAGGACTTTTTTGGCGCGCCTTTAGTTTTCACCGCCGCGCGCAACAGGTTCCACCAATTAAATACATTTCTGTCATGGTCGCTTGACTCTACAGTGCAAGACATTATTTTTCAGGTTGAAATATCCGGTGATCAAGGTTTTTCAACTGTTTTTACATTACCAGCAGAACCAACTGACGCCGGTGGCGGCGGTGGTGCAGTCTTAAACACCTTAAGTGGCGGCGTAATCACTGGCACGGTTGCGGCAGGTACAACACAAGTTTACGTGTTAAACGCACCGGTTTGGTTTTTACTTACTGCAGGCGAAACGTACACGGTTACGTTGAGATGGGGCCGCAGCGGTGGCGGTACAATTGAAGCAGCAATTTATCGCGCACAATTTTCTGTAATTGAGGCATTTGGGGCACCTATATCATGAAGAATGACAAAATAAAATGTCCAAATGATGTGAACTTAGCCACGGTGCGCGATCAAATACAAACCGTTGAACCATCCGCACAGGTTTATTTGTTGCCTGATAACACAGTGCAGATAGTGCATGATAGTGATAACGATTTTACCGAAGTGGTCAACAGTCATGACGGCACTGTGCAAAATGCTAATGACGCGGCACTTGCCGCATGGGAAGTGATCAAAGCGGATCGAACTGAGGCAGTTGCACAAATCACTGTTGAGGTTGACGGTATGGTGTTTGATGGCGATGAGCAGTCACAAACCAGAATGTCGAGAGCAATTACCGGCTTGGAACCTGGTGAAACTCAATTGTGGAAATTGACAGATCACAGGATTGTTTACCCTACCCGCGAACAGTTGAAAGCTGCACTACGACTTGCTGGTGAAGAACAAACCCGC